GTCGGCGAACAGGTCCGAGGCCGTCTGCGCGGACACCCGCAGGTTGTACTGGCTCTGTGTGAGCTCACCCGTGGCGACCTGTGCGAGCAGCGCCGCTTCCTTGACCTTGCGGTGGGCGGCGGCCATCGTGTCCGCCTTCGCAGCGGCGTCCTCCATCGCCTTGTTTGCTTCCTCCAGGTTCTGCTTCAGCGCGTGGTAGGCCGCCGCCATGCCGGCGACGACAGCGGCGATCGGGCCGGCGACCCGGAGGAACGCCGAGCCCCCGGTGGCGAGCACCTCCATCGCGTCTGCGCCGTCTGCGACCAGGCGGCTGAACTCCTCCAGCCGAGGGTCGATGCGCCCGAGCATGCCGCCGAACCGACCCGCCATGCTGGCCGTCTGTCCCATGCGGTTGCCGAACTTCTCCGCCTGCTGGTCGCCGAACTCCAATTCATTTGTCGCGCGGCGGACAGCCTTCTCGAGCCGGCGCATGTTCTCTTCGCTGTCGCCGGTGTCTACCTGCGCGAGGTGCCGATAGGTCGCCATCACAGCCCCCCGGTCAGGGGGATGTTGTGGACCATCAGCGCCTTACGCTGCGCGAGGTTCTCGACCTTCTCGGCGTGTCTCCCCAGCCCGGACAGGAAGCAGGCATGCTCGACGATGGCGGCCGCCCAGCTCCCCGGCGCGAGGCCGAGCAGGTCTGCGGGGCTCCGTCCCCATCGTCTCGCCTTGCTGTCCATCATCCGGCACCCCTCCTCGTCAGCGACGAAACGGACCCCAGTGCCCGGCGACCTCCATCGCCGGCAGGGTCGCCGCAAGGAACACATTCTGTAGACCCGACTGCCGGAGGACCGTGCCCATGTGCAGCGCGGTCATCCCGTCAAAGTCGCCCTGTTCCTCGGGTGTCCCGACCCACAGCACCTTGCGCCACAGGCTCGGGTCGTCGAGGTCTTGCACGCCGATGATCGAGATCCGCGCGACCTCTGCCGCGCCCCTCACCCACTCCTCGGCGGCCTTCTCCTGGTCCGCCCGGCTCTGCTGCGCCGCCTCGATCTGCGCCGCCTCGAGTCCGGTCAGGTCTTCATCGTCCGGTGTGCGTGACGCACCGATGAAGCCGTTGAGCTGCCGGGCGAGGACGCCTGCGCGCGCGGCGTGCTCTACGGAGAGGTGACGCACCTTGAACGCGAGCACGATGCCGCCGGGCAGCGCCTGATACGCGATGGCGCTGCAGGCGTCCTCGATGCGCTCGGCCATCGACAAGGGCGCGGTGGTGCCCTCCGGGCCAGATGAGCCGTCGTCACTCTGACCGGCCGGCCGGCCTGTCGCAGTGTCTGAATCTGGGGAGTGCTCTGGAGTGTCCACGGTGCCTCCCTTCAGTTGGTGCTGTGCGTGGCTTGCGTGTTCTGGACGACGATGTCCAGGGCGCCGTCGCTGCTGTCGTGGTGACACGTCCAGACCGGGCGCACCACGACGCGACTGGATCCAGACAGCGGCGTGGGCGGCAGCTCCTGGATCTCTGCGTTGCGGCAGGTGAAGTCGATGACCTGATTCGCAGCATCGCCGGTACAGCTGAACGTCAGATCCGAGGAGGTCTGTGCCAGGTGCGCCGTGCGCAGCGCCTCGGTCGCCGTGCCGATGTGGCGCAGGCCGGCGGCAACGGTGATGATGGCCTCGCCGCCCTGGTCCATCGCGGTCGCGTAGTAGCTGCCGAGGTCGCCCACGTCTGAGACGTTGTTGGCCCAGCGGATCTCCAGGTCCTGGACGGTGTGGTTGCCACCGTTCCAGGTGATCTCCATCGGAATGCCCGAGGCGGAGTTGTCGAAGTGCCGACCATAGACCGCGCGGGTCGCGACGGCGGCGCCGAAGCTCGGGGAGGGCTCGGTGTCGAAGCCGCTGCTGGAGTAGCCGACCACGTCCAGCTCCAGCATCGCCACCGAGGAGCGGTTGATGCGGAGCCGGCCGCCGGTGACACAGATGCCGGTGTACAGCTCTCGGCGGCCCGAGGTGCCGATCACCTTCTCCACGGTCAGGTAGCGCGGCGGCAGGGGGCCGAGGGTGTAGGTGTGGCTGTAGGGAGCGCCGCCGCCGGTGGTGCCGATGCCGCCCATCAACTGCTCGAGCCACCAACCCAGCCCCTCATACTGCAGCGGCAGCACGATCCGACCGCTGAGCAGCTTGCTGGCGATGTGGCTGACGAGCCGGCCGCCGCCGCCATTCGCTGCGCCGAGGACCGGGAACCGCTCATAGTTGGCCACCTCGGCGAGCTCGCACGACTCGACCTCGAGCCAGTTGGTGCGGGCGACCGCTGTACCTCGGGCGAGCTCCTGGCCGAAGCCGATCGCGGTCTTGAAAGGGAGCGTCGATGCCATCGGATCTCCTTAGTTGTCGTCCGCATCGCGCACGAGGATGAGCAGGCGGCCCTCGGCCACCTGATACACGGTGTCATCCGGGATCTTGGTCGTCGCCTTGACGATGACGGTGTAGTCGGTGGCATCGCTGCCGCCGGTCACGGTGACACGGACGTACATGCCCCGGTTGCCGACGTATCGGGTGTCCGCCTCGACCTCGATGCTCGCACCGCTGCCCGCCGAGACGCTGGAGACCTCGACATAGTCGATCTCCTCGAAGTTCGCGCGGGAGTTGTACTTGCGCACCGTGCCCCGGAGGACCTTCGAGAAGTCGAACCAGTAGGCCTTGCGCTCGGTGCTGGTCTGTGAGCGTCTATTGGCGGGCTCGGAGCGACCGGGGGCGGGCTGGCCGACCACGATGGTGCCAGCGGGCGCCTCGGCGCTGATGGTGCCCGCGAGGACCGCACCAGCGGGGGCGGTGGCGTCCTGGTCGTCTCCCGCGTTGGAGTCGCCCACATAGACCCACAGCAGCGGGACCGAGGACGCCTGCGCGCTCCAGGTGGTCGTGCCGGATGCGCCCACGATGTCGAGGATGCCGGTGCGTGAAGCGGCGGTAAAGCTGTTCCACTTGTAGCTGACCTCGGTGATTCCGTCGGAGTCGGTGACCCGGATCTGGTAGCCGCTGGCGTCGATGTTCTGCCAGAAGTCATCCAAGGTCTCGGGGATGGTGATCCGCACGTCTGCGTTCGCGGTGCCGCCGGCGGTGTTGTCCACGGCGACGGGGAACCGAAATGCGAACGGCTCTGTGCTGGCGGTGAGCTTGAACCAGGCCATGTCAGCGCCCCCGGATAAATGCGAGGGTGATCACGACATCGAGGGCGACCGGGTGGCTCTGTGCGCCGGGCTGTGAGCCGAAGATGGGCCTCATCTCGACCTGCTGCACGTCGATGACGTTCGCAGCACCGAGGGCGCCGCCGCTGAGCAGGGACGCATCGAGGGCAGCCATGATGTCGCTCTCCATCGTGTCCAGCAGCCCCTCGCGGTCGGCGGCTGCGGTGGAGTCGGAGGTGGCATAGACGGTCACCCCCCACCGGCCGGTGCGCATCCAGCCGCCGAGCGTGGCGTCCGGGTCGCGGCTGTAGCTGCCCTCTCCCCGATAGACATAGGCGACAGAGCCGGCAGGCCGGCCGGCCGGGGGCACGCCCTCATGGGTCGAGGCGGACAGGTCGAGGGTGTAGCTGCCGGTCCCGTCGATGGTCTGCAGCGTGGCCACGAGGGCCGATCGGACAGCGGCGGCGGTCATCGTCGCGCCTCCAGGGACAGCAGCGGGCGATACTGGCGCTCCAACTCGGGGCCGAGGTCGCGCAGGGCGTCCTCCATCGCGGGGCGCAGGTAGGGTCGCGCCGGGATCTTGACGCGGCGGACCTTGCGCCAGGTGCCGTCGCTGAGCTGGAAGACGAGCCAGGGGGCGCCCTCGATGGTGCCGCCGAGCTCATGGATGCGCGCATAGTGGACACCCCGGCCGCCAGCGTAGAGCTCGCCGGTGACCAGCCCGCCCCGGCTGTCCACGTCCGAGCCGACCGAGCGACTGAGCGCACCCGAGCGGCGGCGCAGGATGCGGCCGGTGGTGTTGAGCACGGCGTACCGCTCGGCGTCCTCGAGCACGGCGCCGAGGGCGTCCATCGTCACCGGGACCAGCCCATCGGCAGCGCGGGCGAGGTCGCCGGGCAGCTGGCGCAGGGGCCGGCTCATGCGTGCACCGAGGGCAGCACGAAGCTCGCCAGCATGCCCTTGACCTGTGCGGGGATCTTCTCGCTGCGGTAGCCGTGGGTCAGCCCCTCGGCGGTCAGGGTCTGGTGCCCGCGTCGGTGACGGAGGTTCATCAGATGCAGGCACATCTCGATGGCCGCAGCCTCGAGCGCGTCGGTGACGGTCGCATAGCCGGCGGTGGCTACCAGCTTGATCGCCCTCGGCGAGCGGGACCAGGCGCCGTGTGTGCCGCTGGTGACCAGACGAATGCGCTCGCCGTGCAGGCCGCGCTGGACATAGTCGCTCGACGCGACCAGATCGGCGGCGGTGTAGTCCTCGTTGACATCATCGTGAATCGAGGTGATCGCCGTGACCGGGTAGGGCTCGACGAGCAGAGACCGGCGGTCGCGAGGGTCGATGCAGACCCCCGGATCACCGGAGTACAGGGTGTAGCTGGCACTCTCCATCGTGGGCGCCGCACCCGCCGAGGCGGGGCGGTAGCCACAGTACCGCGCCAGCAGCTCGTCAACGCGCGCAATAACCCCGGCCGCCGTGATGTCGGCGGCGGCGAGGCCCTGGCTGTTGGCAGCGACTGCTGATGCGGTGGTGAGTGCCATCAGCGATCAGGCGTGGCGGCTGAGTTCGATGACGATGCAGAAGCGGCCACCGAAAGCAGGTCCTGTGCCCGCCTTGGTGGAGGCGCAGGTGATGATCTCGCCCTGCTCTACCTCTGCCTTGTCGCGAACACCAGACACCATCGTCAGGGCGACGGGGGTGGCATCGACGAGCGAGCCGGTGCCGGTCGTGGTGTCACGGCTGGCGATGGTCGTCAGCGCAGCGGACGCGGTGAGCGTCATGTAGTTGGTGTCGTTCGCAGTGACGGCCACGGTCGGCTCGAAGTAGACCGCTTTGATGTAGCCGGGCGAGCTGAACGGGTAGACAATGCCGTCTGACACGGTGGCGTCGGTGCCGTTCTGGTTTTCGCTGTAGAGGATGCGTTCCAGGGTGGACATGCTCTGACTCTCCTAAGAGGGGGTTGGGTGACTGGCAGGCAGGCCGGCCTGTCGGGTCAGGTGGGGCTCAGGAGAGCCAGTTGAAGCCGCAGCGGGCGATGTTGGTGTCAGCAGAGGGGGACTTGAAGAGGCGGCGCATCGTCGCGACGACGTGATTCGCGCCGTTGATGATCTGCCGCTCCATGTCCACCTGGACGCCCCGGCGCTGGAAGTGCGCGAACGCCGAGAGGTCCACCGCGAGGGCGCTGGAGGTGGCGCCCGAGCCGGTGTAGAGACCAGCGGTGCCGTTGAGGTCGGCACCGACCCACCGCGAGGTCACGATGGGGATGCCGAAGACCGAGCCGAGCTGCCCGCTGAGCAGGGTGGCGCCAGCGCCGAGCTTGTCGAGCGTCAAGACGTTCGTGTCACCGAGGAGCTTCTGGTAGAAGACCTCGGGTGAGACGATGATCGCGAGCTGCGAGGCTGCGCGCTCGCCGAGGCCGCCCACGAGGGTCGTCATCAGCGCGGCGACGGTCTGCAGGGAGCCCATGTCCACGTTCTGGCTGTTGTCCACGGCGAGGGCACGCAGGCCCATGAAGATGCGGCGGTGGTCGGCAGCGCCGCCGAGACCCGAGTCGCCCCAGCGGCTGCGCAGGTTCCAGTTGGCGATGTCGTCCTGGTGAGAGGCGGTGGTGTCGCCGTTGACGACTGCATCGCCGTAGCCGTCGTTGAGCGCGTCTGCGACGATGCGGCGCAGGAACGGCTCCATCATCACCACCGCGTCCTCGCCGTCCATCTCGTCATAGACGACCCGAACCGACCAGTCGGTGACCGTGATGGTGCTGTCCGAGCTGACCGGCGTGGATGCCGCGTAGCTGCTGGGGTCGTCGCTGCTGATGGCGCTGCGGATGTAGGGACGGGCGCCCGCACCGAGCCGGGGCTGCTTCATCGTCGATGCAGGCATGTTGATCGTCGGGAACAGCGCGGCGATCTGGTTGGGAGTCTTGAACTCCTCGTACATGTCCGTAAACGTGCCGTCGGGGATCCACTCGGCGCCCGCGCCTGCGCTGTCGCTGATCGCCTTCTCGAGCGCGCCCCGGATGGACTGGGGCGCGCGGCTCATCATGTGGAGGATCTCGGCGTCGATGCTCGGGGTCGCGCGGTTCTTTGCGACCAGGCGCACCAGCGAGCGGCGGGTGACCAGACGCTGCAGGTCCTGCTGCCACTCGCAGCAGAGGTCCGGGTCGTCCAGCAGGCCCTTCTGCTCGACGATGACCTCACGGCCACCGAACTTCAGACGGCGCTCGGTGCTCTTGATGAACAGCCGGCCCGAGTCGTCGGTGTAGCGGCTGGACATGTCCTTGTGGCTGGCGCCCTCGCTGACCGCGCGGGTGCGGGGTGCGACGGCCTGCTCTTGAAGCTGCTGGAGCTGCGCGCTGAAGTCAGCGGCGGCCCGTGCCGCTGCCGCCTTGTCTGCGCGCAGGCTCTTGATCTCGGCGGCTGCCTTGCCGAGGTAGTCGCTGAGCGCCTTCGAGTTCTCGAAGGACCCCGGGGGGGTCAGGTCCACGTCTTCGTTTTCGCCGAACACCGGCATATCTACTCCTGCAGGAAGGGCAGGCCGGTGGCCTGCGAGGAAGGGAACAGGTGGCCGAGGCCGTCTGGGGTCGCCTTGACCGCTGGGGCCTCGGCGCCGAGCAGCGCGCGCAGGCGCCGTCGGTTGTCGGGAGAGCCCAGCAGCGACCGCAGCTCATCGTCGGAGGCGGCGTTGGCTGCGATGACCGCGTTGCTGTTGGCGGGGACTGGCGTGATGGAGAACTCCATCAGCTCGTTGTCGCTGAGCACCATGCCCCAGCCGTCGCCGTATCGGGGATCGTCCTTGTCCAGGTCGCTGCGCCAGCGCACCTGAGAGGGGATGAAGCCGACCGATCCCGCCGAGAGGAAGCCGCGCTGGATCTTGCCGGCGACCTCGGCGGCGAACGGGTCCGCCATGTCAAATTCCATCTCGATCTGCAGCTCACCATCGACGATTTCAGTCGAGAGGGCGCGCGCGATCGGCGGCTTGGAGCTGTTGTGGTTCCAGAGGATGACCGGATTCTTCTCGAACGCCTCAAGGCGCCAGGACTGCTCCACGATGTCGCCCATGCGATCCACGTCGGCGGTACTGGCAACAAACCGAAAGCGGCTCTGGATGAGTTGGTCCGGGTCTTCATCGGCCATCTTGACCCGTCGGAGGGTCACACCCACGTCTTGACGCATGCTCTCTCCTGCTGCTCGGTTGACGACCAGGCGCAGTGCCCGCTCGGCGGCATCGCCTGCCGGCTCTGGTGCGGGCTCAGGCGCCGCGACTGGCAGGCCGGCCGGCATGAGCATGGACTGGTCGATCTGGTCAAAGCCCTCGACGGCGAGGGCATCGAGCACGGTCAGACCCAGCTGCTCGTGGAGCTTGATCGCCCGGTCGAGGCGGTCGGTGCGACTCTCCTGGAGCGCCTCGACGCCCGAGGTGTCGTGGACGATGCGGTCCCGCACATCACCGACACGCTGCGCAATCTCGTTCAGGCCGTCCTCGATGAGGGAGATCATGCCGAGCAGGTTCTGCCAGTAGGTCCGGTTCTGCTGCAGCGCGGTGGCATAGTTCGCATCCGGCAGGAACAGCCGGGTGGAGGCGGCACCGACGACGGCGAGGGTGGCTGCGCGTGCCCAGCTCCTCGCTTCCATGAATTCCATGTCCCGCGCGTTAAACGGCATCTGCTTGACATCGACGGAGCCACCGACGGCGGCGGCGCCGTATCGGTCCATCTGGTCCTGGACGCGGGCGAGCACCTTGCTGATCACGTCCGCCGGGATGGCAGAGCTGTCGTCCTTGGGGCTGATGAGCATGCCCGCGCGACCGCGGCCGGCCTCTTTGCTCCAGCGCTTGCTCGCGGCGTGCTCACCAGACAGCTCGGTCTCTAAGACCTCGACGATGCCCTGGCCGTACATGCCCTCGGGGCCTCGCCGCCAGCTGGGGCCTCGGATGTGGATGACATCGGCGGGAGAGTACAGCGGGCGCTCACCACCATCGCCATAGGCATAGGCAGCGATGCCGCCCTGGTCGTTGGTGATGATCTCCACGTCCTCGGGGTGCAGGCGCACCAGCGAGACGACACGGCCGACACCGACCATCAACACATAGGCGTTCCCGCTGAGCAGGAAGTCCACAATGATCTGCTCTCGCCAGAGCCGGGC